ACCGTCATGATCCCAGATATCGCCCTCAGGCAACGGCTCGACCAGGCGAAGAAGAGCGGTCGTACTGCCTACCAGGCAGAACTTGATACGCAAGCCCAGACCAAAGGCTTTGCGAATCACGCCGCCATGATGGCCCACGTCGACGGCATTCTGACAAGGCCCAAACCCCAGCAGACGCAGCAAACGCCGCGTCCAGCCACCAGCCAAGCATCGTTCGAGGCTCCGCCTACTCCGCCGAAGAACCGCAATGACCGCCAGGCCATGGCGCAATTCGAACGAGACAGGGCGAAGTTTCAGCGAGCGCAGGAGCAGTCGGAAGCTCGTTTTCGTGACGAGCAGAAGCGTCGGCGTAGAGCCGAACGCGAGAGGGACGCCATTCAGGCCCGTTCTGCGCTCGAGCGAATTGCCGGACGTGTTGGCGTCAAGGATACCGACTACGCAATCACCCTCTATGAACGGCACTGCCAAGGGAAAACAGAGGAAGAGCTGGGCAAGATGGATGAAGAGGCGTTCTTCAGTGGCTTGAGGAAGAGCCATGGATACATCTTCGGGGAGACGGTCGTGCCAGCCACGACTGGAACTGCCGGGGCTGTTCCAGGAGCTCACACTCCGCCATCGACGGCGGGGACCGCTGCTGCCGCGGGACAAGCCGGGGTCGTGGACGTGAACAAGATGAACAAGCAGCAGTACCGCGAGTACAAGCAAGCGCAGCCTTGGTCGCGGCCTACGGCAACCGCAGGCAGAGCAAGCTAGCAACGACGGCCAAGTGCCGGTGAACACAAACGAAAGAGGAAATCCATGGACTTCTCAGTCATCCAGCAGTCTCCGCAAGTACGATCTCTCGTACAGCAGAACGTTTTGCAACGCGAGTTCAAGGACGCCCTTTACCCGCGCAACCTGTTCCGAGGCGAAGCGGAGCCGGTCGAATGGCCCGCCAACGTCGGCGACAGCATGGTGTTCACCGGGCGTGGGCTCATGAAGCCGAGCATGAAGCCGCTCAAGCCGGGCGATGAGCCCAAGGCCAAGACGGTCGAATACGAACAATGGGCGGCCCAGCTTCATCAGTGGGTCGGTCGTGCTCCCGACATCTCCACCGTGACGGACCTCGTGGCGATTGCCCGTCTGTTCGTCAGCAACATGCAAGCGCTCGGTCTCGATGCCGGCATGTCGCTCAACCGCATCGTTCGCGACCGCATCTACAATGCGGCCATGAGCGGTCAGACGGTGGCGACGGTCACGGCGACCTCGGGCAGCACGATCACCGTCGCGCGTCTAAACGGATTCACCACGGCGCGGCGGCCCGACCTGTCGACCGGGTCCGCGGTCAGGTTCGACACGGTGTCGTCCAGCAACCCGCTGATCGCGTACACCAAGAACGGCAGCGGCGCCACGCTGAAGCTGACGATCACGGGGTTCACCCCGACCTACGCAGGCGACGAGACTGGGCCCGGAACCCTGACGGTGGCGGAGACCCTCAGCGGATCCAACGTCACCGCACGGGATCCGGTCTGGACCGCGGACTCGAGCTACATCAACCGCGCCGGCGGCGGCTTGACCGTCGATGCTGTCACGGGATCCAGTGACACGTTCACGTTCGACCTGTTCCGCTCAAGCGTGGGACACATGGCCGACAACAACGTGCCGAAGTTCCAAGACGGCTTCTACCATTCGCACTTCAACAACTACTCGAAGGGGCAGTTGTTCGCCAGCGACGAGAGCCAGCGTTTGCTGACCTCCTTGCCGGACTACTACTGGTACAAGGAGTTCACGATGGGCGAGGTGCTCGGCTGCCTCGTGTTCGAGGACACCGAAACGCCAGTGTCGAGCAACGTGATCGGCGGATCGCAGAACATCTACGACGGTTCCGACACCGGCGAGGCGTTCGGCGGTGAGCTGTGGAACGCCACCGGCGACCAGATCCAACGCCCGATCTTCATCGGTGCCGAAGCGGTGTACGAATACTACCGGCCACTCGGTGGACTCGTGACCGAAGCAGGCGTGAACGGCCAAGTCGGCGAGTTCACCAACCTGACCAACAACGGCATCGAGGTGAACGTGGACCGCGTGCAGGTCTACCTCCGCGCCCCGGTCAACGTCACCGGCGACATCGTGACATCGGTCTGGAAGTCGGTCATGGACTGGCCTTGCAGAACCGACATCCTCACGGGCGATTCCGCGCGGTTCAAGCGAGCTGTGGCCGTGGAGCACGTGTAGGCACTTTCGAGAACTCATGTGCGAATCGTGCAGCTACCCCAACACGGCGAGTGCTCTGGCACTCTGGGATAGCTGCGCGCAAGATTTGCCCTTCGGGGCAATAAAAGGGCCTGGAGCTTCGGCTCGTAAACACACGCGGTCGTGTCGCTGTGTTCTGGTCCGCCGGCATGGTGGTTGCGCTTCGGCGCTTGCCCATACGAACGTGCCGGTCACGGTCCGCACTGGTCGCCCGATTGTGACGAGATTGCGCTCACTCGCTCTGGTCAGCAGGTGTTCGCGCTCATCTATGACGGCGAATCCGATTAGGCCTTGTGCCTGGAACGGATTTTTGTGCGGCCTACGGGAGACGCCTACCCTGGCCTGTGGCCATGGAAACGCGCGACCCACTGGTGGAGCTGGTACTAGTTGCCAGTCTGTGCTTTCGAGCATGACGCCGGACTCTCGCTCAAGCAGAACCCATCGGCGTGGGATAAACGCTGTATCTGCGTTTGCCTGAGTCCAGCGCCCCGCCTTTTTTCGACCAGCAAAAGGACAACCCCAATGGCTAACATGAGCGAACAGGTCTTCAGGCAGAGGAGCAAACAGGCGGACAGCGCGCCTAAGACGGCGCCTGCTGTGCCCGCGGATCCGCTCGCCACAGTGGCCATGAGCCAGTGCGAGGTTGAAGCTCTTTCCCAGCCGAAGGTAGAGCCGAAGCCCGAGCCGAAGACTCCCGCTTCGCCTGCATTGCCGGCTGTGGACACCTCCCACAGGGTGCGAGTGCTCGAAGACGGCAAGGTCATGCTCGGCTCCTGCAGGCACAAGTTCAAGGCCGGCAGCGTCCTGGACGCCAATCACTATGACTCGCGCGAGTTCGCGCAGCTCTTGCGCGTGCTCAAGACGGAACGCATCAAGGGTTGACCATGGCATTGAGCCTCTCAGAACGCGCCCGCATTCGGTATCACTTCGGATACCCGGATACGTCCATGGGTGCGTCCATGGCTCAGGGGATTCCGTTTGATACGCAGTTCATGTTCCTTCTCGACCGGGCGATGACCCTCATTTTGCCTGAGGCGGAAGATATCGCCCGCATGCTCATCAGTCGTCTGGACCAGACCGACGAAGCTATCTTCCAGTGCCAGATTCGAATGCAGGCGTCAAAAGTCGACGGCATCGAATTGCGGCGCGACGAGGCTGATGCGCTGGAGACCGAATACTACCGGCAGGCGACGCGGCTAGCGGACATGCTGCACGCGCCTTTGTACCCGTTCTCGGCGCGTTTCCAAGGCCGCAACGGACTGACTTCTGGTCCGCAAACTGGAATGGTAGCGAGGGCCTAATGTCGACACCCATCATCATCAAGCACACGGGAATCGCCGTCGGGACGAGCAGCGCGCCGGGTGGGCTCGCGGCTGGACCGTTCGATTCGAGCTTTAGCATCACGTGCTCGGCTCACAAAACCAGCTCAATTGACATTGTCGGTGCCACACTGGGAGCGCCCAAAGTTCTCGATCTGGAGAATGTGGTCAAGGTCAAGGTGCTTCTAGTTGAGGTCACGGGTAACACCGTGTCGATGCTGCTCACCAGTTCTAAGGGGGTCGACAATGCCATTCCGCTGAGCAGCGGCGGCAAGCAGATGTTCTACGCGCCCACGGTGGGCGACGAATTTACGGCCATCAAGTTCGTCGGAGACGGTGCGACGGTCAGTTACATGATGGCGGGGGAAACCTCCTGATGGAGCAGTCCCGAACTACGGCAAGCGACGTGCTTTCGGAGATACCGGCCAAGAGCGCCCAGGTTCATCCCGAGTCGCCCGTTAGGCGCAGCCTCGCGCAGTCGCTCGGGCCGGCGGTCGATCGCATTCGTCAGCTTGCTACCGACCTTGGCGTCAGGCCATATCAGGTCTGGCTCGTGCATTGGCGGTGGCCAGGCAAGCGTGGGCTCGGAAAGCCCATCGAGATTCACAGGGAAGAAATTCTCCCGACCCCTCGGGTGCAGGATATGCTCAGCACGTCGTTCGCCGTCTCGGCATTCGGCATGAGCGAGGGCGGCGGGCTGTTCATCGACCAGGTAAGCCAGCGCTACAGCGAGGCGGACTTGACCGGGCGGACGCCAGACCTCATCGACCCAGCGCGGACGCAGACGAGCTCGGGCAACGTCGAATTCTTCTGGGAGGTGCGCGAGCGTCGCCAGACCACTCCGCCGACGAAGCCTAGGCGCTACGTCCCGAGCGGCGTGCCGATGCTGAACCGTACCGGGATGCACTGGCGGGTGAACCTGACCAAGCAGGAGACCTCCTACGAGGTCGAGGCCGAGGCCGCATCATGATGCGCTCGGTTCAACTGCGCGATCTGGGTGACTGGGCGAGAAACCTACCCAAAGAGCGGCACGCCGCCGCCGTGGATGCAGTCCGCAAGGTCATGCAAGAACGCGGCCGGGTCATCGTGAACGAAGAGATCAACGCGACGACGCCGCGGCCTTTCGACCGAGGCAGCTACGCGCGGTCATGGTTCGCACTATCGATCGCGGACGGCGGGCGGCTCTATTCGAAGAGCCCATATGCCTCTGTTATCGACGGTGGCCGTCGGCCTGGAAAGTTCCCTCCTATTCAGCCGATCATCGGATGGGTGCATCGCAAGGGGCTGGCTGTGGGTTCATCTTCACTCACGGCGACCATCGCGAGTCGGCAGAAGAAATTCAGGGAGTTTCTGTACTCCACCATGACAAAGGCGCAGCTTCGCAAAGCGGACAAGAAGATCGCGAAGTTCTCCGAGGCCGGCGCCGAGAGGTCGATCGCATTCGCCATCGCCATGGCCATAAAGAAGCGCGGCATTCCCGCGAAGAACGTATTTGCGCGTGCCAGCAAGCGGCTCATTGCGCTCATCGAAACCGAGGTTCGCATGGCCATCTCTGGCGGAGGTGGCTGATGCGCGCCGAGCAGTATTCGAAGTCGGCCTGCATGGACGTGCGCGACGCGTGCGCCATGGCACTTGCCCGCGTGATACAAAGCATCGACGTCGTCATCGCAGGGAATCGAATCAAGTTCAACCACGTGTTCGACGAATGGCCAACATTCGAGGACAAGTACGACCCGCCGGCGGCGTGCGTGGCGGCTCCGCCCGAGTGGACCTACGATGATTCAGGCTCCGCGCCAAGGCTCCTGGAGGACACCGTGGAGAGCGTCAACACGGGCACAGCCGACCCGCCTAGCTACGGGCTGTACAAGACGGCCGAAATGATCGACTCGTTCGGGCTTGAAATCCGGGCTGGCAGCACGGCGATGCGTTCGCTGCTCAAGCTGGCGATCGAGGATTCCTTCCAGACGCGCAACGTGACGATGGACCCGAGCGGATCAAAGTACGGCTTGCTGCTCGACCTGCCGGAATATTGGGGGCTGACCGCGCGGGCCTCGCTTCTGCGCGGATCAAACAGCGACTCCGAGGACTCGGCGATGCGGAACCAACGCTCGGCGACGTTCATCATTTCGATGCAGGCGCCCAAGGTCCAACTCGGAGCGGTCTATCCATTCGAGGTGACGATCATGGAGCAAATGCAAACGCAAGACAGTCGAGTGATCTCTACGACCACGTCCACCTTTTCCAACGGCACAAGGAGCTAGTCATGTTCATTTTGCGAACCACTTCGATGCCGACCCTGACGAAGCTCACCGAGCTCGAGCGAATCGTTGCGGTCGACAATGCGGGTGTCAATCAGCCTGTAGGTCCAGGACGAGGACGTGCATGCATTGTCGGAGAGTGCCTTCAAGGGCCGTTCACTCCAACGATTGTGACTGCGCCGAGCGACATCACGAGCTACTACGTCGGCGATTCCAACCGGTTCACGCTTTTGAGTCAGGGCGGAGTAGACCCAACGCTGTCCGAACAGGATGGTTCAGCAATCACGTTCGACGGTAACGTATGGGCCGAGCTGAAGGGCAAGAGCTTCTCCGGCTTGGTAATTCAGCGTGTCGACTGCGACATGGTGACTGGCAACTCCAGCGTGACCAAGATGTTCGTGAAGTTCGACGTCGTGGTGGCCGCTGCGGACCAGGCCGCTGGAGTAACAAACAAGGATATCGTGATTCCTTCTGGCACCAGGTTTGCCGATCAAGCGATCGGAACTGCCACGAAGATCATCGCTACCAGTCAGCAGGTTACGATCCCAACGGGAACTGCGGTCGTCGCCAACGCCGTCACCTGCGGCGTCAACTTCACACAGAGTGCTGCATCCGGGGAACTCACCTATGTAGCCACCGGCGCCACGACGGGTGTGACGGCATTCTTCGTGAAGGGCACGAAGGCCAGCACGGGCGGCTCGGATCTCATTGACACCGCGATCGACAACGCTTCGATCACGGCGACGCTGCCAGGTGTGGCATCGTACATCGGTGGAACAGTATCGACGATCGTTCTAGCCGGGACCGGAGCCGACGCCTACGCACCGGCCGGCGGCGGAGCTGCGCCAAGCCCTGACACGCTCGCGAACCGCATCCTAGCGTGCTACGCCAACGCCATCGACAAAACCCTTCCGGGTGTTCCCGCGACGAACGACATCATCGCGATCTGGTCTGCGCGTAACTACCATGCCACAACCACGAACGGGTTCAAGACGCTTCGAGCGAAGCTCTGGGCCAACGCGATTGCATCGAGCAAGACGGGCCGAGGGCGCGTCGCTTGTGTCACGGCGGCACCGGCGCTTGCCACCACGAGTTTGGCAGCTACAACCGCCAAGGGAGTGTACACAGGTCTTATCGCGGCCGACGTCATCACCGGCGACGACGCAGATCGCTTCTGGCTTTCGGGGCCATTCGTCCAGGTGTTCAGCGCCGAACTCAATGCCAACATCACGATCAGCGTGTGCGGAACCCGGGCGGCTATGAAGGTGAACCTCTTCAACGATGGGAAATCGGAATACCAGACCAGCGTCGGTGGTCCAGAAAACTCCAGCATCCAGAATGTGGACGCGCAAGAAGCGTGCTTCGCAGCCAACCCGCTGCAAGAGTCGGACTACATCGCCATGAAAGCGGCAGGAGTGTCGTGGTTCACCCAAGACCGCACGGCCGGCTGGTGGTTCTACAGCGGCGTGACCGCGGCCAACCCGCTCACGGCGGCGAATCGCGTTGCCGACAACCGGCGCAGCTTCGCAGACGAAATCCAGGACACCATCTTCGGTTTGGCGGCGCCCTACTCGAAGAAGCCCGGCACGACCCAGCGGGCCGACGCATTCACGACGGACATGCGCGTCTACGTCGAAGCGCTTGTCAATCCGCCCGTCGGAGACGCAAGAGCGAAGGATCAGAGGATCCTCGACGGTGCTGCGGCTGGAAACAACGACACGCTCAACGGACATGGCGTGTACCTGTTCAGCGCCTATGTGCAAATGTTCGGTGACATGAACGCGCTCGTCATCAACACGATGATCGGTCCCAATGTCATCATCGCCCAGGTCGCCCCGGCGTCCTAAAGGAGACACGTATCATGCCAGCTGACTATCGCGTCCTAGGTCGAGACACAACGCTGCGGCTCACACAGAGCGGTGTTCTGCTTAACGAAAGTGCCGTGAAGAACCTGGACTTCGGTCCCGAGTTCACGCTTTTGTCGGAGGGATTCATCGGAGAGGCGGCGGAGCGTCAGCGCGAGGTGTTCAAGTCCATCGACGTGTCCTTTGGGATCGAACCATCGACGGTCGAAATCTTCCAGCTCCAGTATGCCATCTACAATCGGGCCCGGTCCGGTCTGTTGAGCACTGTGCAAGTCAACCTCGGATATCGGATCCAATTTCCGACGGGGCAAATCGTCCGCATTACGCTGCCGGATCTGAAGTTTTCCGACGCGGGCAAGCTGGCGAACTCAGGTCGTGAGGCGTTCCTCACGCAGACCTGGACGGCGAAGACGGACCGGTACATCCCCTCGTTCACGTAACTCAACCACGACACGGAGGCCACCATGTCAGACCCATTGAACCTCGCGGCCGGCGCCGCCGAGGCTATTTCACGACTGCCCAGAACCACGTACAAGATTCCGGAAGGCGTGAGGAACGCCACGGATCCAAGGACGGTCACGCTCCGTCAGCTCACCTACGCGGAGGAAAAAGCCGCGATGGAGGCCAAGGAGCGCGGCGGTGGCGGGTTTTTGATGGAGGGTGCGAAGCGATCACTGTGCGCCGTTGATGACACTCCCGTCACCTGGACAGACAACCAGGCCGAGATCGTGTTCACGGGTCTATCGAACAAGGTGCGAGACCTCGTGGTTCAGGGATTCGGGCGAATCGCGCTACCGAGCAAGGATGAATCGGAAGATTTTTTATCGAGCGCACTCACGAGCTGAACGAGCGACTGCTCGACAACTTGTGGGACGACGTAATCTATATAGCGCGTTACACGCATCAGGATTTTGACAGAATTCTCAGCCGGCCAAGACCCGAAATCGCGCGAATCAAAGAAGCCATCGGCCGGCTAATTGACCGGGAGAATGCAGGAAAGCCGAGCTGACGATGGGCGAGAACACGACTCAAGTCGAGGGCCTAGACTTTACAGTCAAGGACCATTCGACGCCAGCCGCGGAACGGATGGCGAAGTCGTTCGAACGTGTCAGCCACGCGGCAGAGAAGGTCAAAGCCAAGCTGGGCTCGATGGGGCACCAGGCGCTTATGTCGGGGCTCGGCATGGTCGGGCTCAGCTTGGGGTTTCACGCGATTGCCGAGAAGGCCAGCGAAGCAAACCTCGAGTTGACGAACGCGGCCAAGAAGATCGCAGGGGTGCAATACACCTTCGGCGGATGGAAGGCGGGCGTCACGGGTCAGGAGAAGTGGGCGGCATCGCTGGAAGCAGGCACGGAGATCGTTGAGAAGCTGGAAGCGTCCGAGTCCAAGCTCAAGATGGGACGGGACAAGCTGTCCGACATCTACAAGTCCGCCTTTGCACTTGGGTCGCGGCATAACCTGAACCAAGCGCAGATGATCGACATGACCGAGAAACTCGGCGCCGCCGAGAAGGTGCTCGGAGTGAGCGCCGAAGGCGCGAGCATGCAGATCACCCGCATGGCGATGACCGGCAAAATCCGCGGGTTCGATGACTTCAGCAAGACGATGCGGTTTGCAATCGGCGATCTGAAAGCATTCGGCAAGCTCAGTGAGGAGAAGCGCTTTCAGAAAATACAGAAGGCCATGGGAGACTTGATGCCTGCGGCCGAAGGCATGGGAAAAGGTCTATCTGGCGCCATGTTCGACATTCGAGAAGCGGTCCAGGATTTGCTTAGGTCCGTGACCGGGCCGGTATTCAAGGAAATCACGAAGGATGTTCGAGCCTGGGCGCACGAACTGACCAAGGTTCAGGAGAGCGGGAAAAGCGTGACCGCTCTGTACGGAGAGAAGCTGCTCGGAATCTTCCGGGCGCTCAAGAGCGCGTCGGCGTTTATCGCCGACCACTGGAAGACGATCGCTGTGATCTGGGGCGCAGGCAAACTGCGTGGTCTCGTCAGCGGAGGGGCAGGAATTAGTTCGCTCCTCGGCCTGGCTGGCAGCGCGGCCGGAGCCGGAGCTGCGGGTGCCGGAGCTACGGGTGCCGGAGCTGCTGCTCAAGGGCTTGCAGTTGGGGCAGGGGTTGCAGGTGCAGCCACGACCGGTCTGGCAACCAAGACCACCGCGCTCACTGGCCAGTTTGGAGCGTTGATCGGCAAGGTATCACTGGCGACCGAGGCATTCGCGGCAGGCTCCGTGATTGGCGCGGCGATTGGCCAATACTACGCCGACTGGAAGCAGGACAAGGAAGTTGCGGCGTCGAAGTACGGCGAAGGCAGCAACCTGGAGGCCGGCGCCGCGGGAGCTGCGGAATCTTTTCAACGGTACAAAGAATTGCTCGACAAGCAGCTCGAGACGGGCATGGAGACGGTCGAGGCTTCCCGTCAAGCGGCCGATGCGATGAGGCAATTCAAGGGCGCATTCGGGCAGGCGATTGGACCCAAGGGCGAGACGACGACGGCTGCGATTCAGGAAGCATGGAAAGAGATGACCGTCGCAACACGCGAAGCGCTCTTGCCTGCAGTAGGGATGTCGCAAAAGGCTGCGTATTACACGGAAACCTCTGGACCGGAGTTTGCCGAGCGTCTAATGGGGGCGTTGAAGGATCTTGCCAATGCCATGGGGGGGCCGAGCAGGAAAGAGGAGCTTAAGGTCGCGCAAAAGCCCGATATCAACATCCACGTCGCCCACATGGCGATCACCCAGGACTTCAAGCAAGCCGACCCGGATCGCATTTTCCACCGAATCCCGAACGATATCGTCGACATGGTGCGCAGTCCGCGGAGTAGCAACCTCGCGCTGGTGACAGGGTAATGGCCGACGATTCGGAGCAAGGGCTACTAGAAATCATCCCGCTGGAAGGCGGACTCGACACTATCAGCTTGCGCGGCTCGGCTCTGCCCTACAAGGGTGCAGTATTCGGCACCGAGCAGCGAATCAAGACAACCTACTATCCGGGAAACCCGGTGGCGTCGCAGCAGGTTGGCGGCCCAATTAAGCCCAATACGACATTCCACGGTCGTTGGATGGATGTAGACCTTGGCACTGGCGGGGCTCGGTCACTCCAGATCCAGATCGAGTACCTTAGCGAGCGAGCGATTCCCGTCGAGGTTCGGTGGGGTGGGCGGCAGCTCGAGAACGGTGTAGACCCAGCCATTGTCAGGCGTGGGCTCATCAAGAAATTCGACCCGGCAATCAATCGCGCACAGGACATCGAATGGACGATGGAGTGTGAATGGCGCGGCGAAGCTATTCAGACAAAGGCGCCATCGTTCGCAAGTACACTGGCGAGAGTCGACAAGTTCGAAGATCTCTCGACCAAGTTGAGCGATACACTGGACGCTATTCAGGCATGGAGGGGCGTCGCTCTGATTGCAATCCAGACGGGGACTTCCTCGATGCTTGTCGTGTCGGATGCGTTGGCCCAGGTGGAAAATGACATTGGCAACTCCGTCATGGTGGTGAACGGGGCAACGACCATGCTGGCTCAAGCCGAAGAACTTCCCAGCGAAGTCGCCGACCGAGTGCGCAGCACGTGTTCCCGCGTGAAGATGGCCTGTGCGCGAGGGCGAGGAGCACTCTCTGCAATGTGCGGTCTCGCCGTGGGACCGGAGCAAGTCACAATCGCAGGTCTAAGCGGCCTTGAACCACTCACTGCTGCTATTCTTTTCAAGCAGAGCGCAGCATCGGCCAAGCTCGCCATGTTCCCGACCGACGAACCGTTGACGAGACTCGACGGCCAGACGGCCCAGAATGCATTGTTTCAGGTCTGGGACCTGCTGGCCGAGCAAGCAGTCAGGGCCTCCGCGATGTTGGCTAGCCATCAGGTCCCAGACGTTCTCGCAGTTGTAAGACCATCGGCGGGAAGCGATTTGCGCGATCTGGCGATGAAGTATTACACCGATCCGGACTTGTGGATCTTGATCGCTGATTTCAACGATCTGGACAGCTCAGAGGTTCCAGCGTGGCCGACCGGACCGAGTGACATCGGAGGGCCGCCAATCTTGATTCCGGTGCAGACCGACTACGCGACCGTGCTCAAACAAACCTGGGGGGCATTGCCGTGAACGAACTCCAGCCACGGTTGTACCGACCCGCTTGGTTCCTTCGATTGTTCGTTCGGCTGGATGACTTCGGCATGGCTGACGATTCCGATGCTCAGGACGGGGCCAAGCCCTACAAAAATACGAAGGCACAGAAGGCTGCCGATACCGCCATCGTCGAAGCGCAGATCGCAAGACTTGCGGCTTCGGGCTCAGGCACATCGCAAGCGGCCATGGCTGGAATGAAAGCGATGGTGAGCAGCCTGCGGAGGAGCGCGGCCAAGGGGGGGGAGCTTTCGTCGGCTGGCGACAGCGGCAAGGAGGACGAGTATTCGGTGCAGTTCATCACGGCGCCGCTCGAACTCACGATCGAGGACAAGGGATTCCGCGACGCGGACACGCTGGAGGCGACGTTCCCGTTCACGGATATGCCCTTGTTTCCGCTGGTGGTGAGGGAGATTCGAGTCGAGGGCTGGGTTGGGACGGTCAAGGCTGAGGACTTCGCCACCCCGGAGCGTTGGCATCTTGAGCCGCGTATGTCCAAAAACTGCGTACTCCGGTTCAATGGCTACGTGGATCCGGCAGAGATGGAGTCGGACGAGACGAGTTCGACTGTGCACATCAAGGCACGGAGCTACATTTCGACGCTCATCGACGGCAAGATCAACCAGCACGCGAAGGCATACCGGCCCGCTGCGGACGAGCCGATCACCAAGTACATCAATCGGATCTTGTCGCTGTACCCTCCGACGTCTGGCACTACCGGGGGATCGCCGTTCCGCGCATACTGGTACGCCAGCCCGGGAAACCAGGAGCCGATACTTAGCAGGAGATCGCTGCTCCGATCGATGCAGACAGCAGCGAGTCGGAATCAGGCAGCGGGACAGTCGCCCACGAGCGATGTAAGCGCTCAACAAGATCCCGCTGCCGAAGCGCCCGACCCGCAGGGGCAAGGTGACGCTGCCAAGGGCGGCTCTACCACGATGCCGCCGCGGGCAGTATCCGAGGACGGTATGAGCATTTGGGATCTCATCACCCAGGCGTGCGAGCTTTGCGGTGTCATCCCGATGTACAAGCCAAGCCTTCCACCGTTTCAGCATGCGACTACGGCGGGAAGCCTGATGGCAATCGCTGCAGTTGGTGGACCGAATCTCTCGAATGTGGTGCCGGGCGGCGCCCAGTTGTCGAGCACGGTGGATCCGGCCAACTGCCTGCTTGTGACACCTCCCGAAGCGTTTCTTGATGACATCTCTCGCGCCACCAAGATCGTAGGCGGGGCGCGAGACGGGTTCTCTCGCGAGCTCAGCGACGAGTCCGGAACATTCCAGACCGATGTGCGCTTTATGGTCTGGGGGCACAACCTCTCAAAGATGAAGCTTGCCCGGCACATGGG